AACCACTCCTGGTGGTGGTGGTGGCGCTAGCGCTGCAGGTACTAACGCAACTATGGGTAATCCTGGTGCTGGAGGTAACGGCGTTTCGTCTTCTATTACTGGATCTTCTGTCGCTCGTGCAGGTGGCGGCGGTGGCGGCAGTGCATCAAATGGTAGCGGCGGCGGTAACACGGCTAACCTTGGTGGAGGTGGTAAAAATACCGCCGGAGGATCTGGCGTTGTTATTTTGCGCTACTCCTCCAGCCGCAGTATTAGCAACCCTGGCGGTGGATTAACTATGTCAACATCTACTGTCGGAAGCAACAAAGTTACGCAAATCACTGCCGGGTCTGGCTCGGTTGAATTCACCTAATACAACATGGCACACTACGCTTTTTTAGACGATCAGAACATTGTTGTTGATGTCATTACTGGTGTTGATGAAGACGCCGATGACATTGATTATGAAGTTCTTTACGGAGGGATGAGAGGTCAAACATGTAAGCGAACTAGCTACAACACAATTAAAGGCACACACACTGGAGGAAAAGCACCTTTTCGTGGAACATATGCTGGCATTGGGTATAGCTATGATCCTTATACTGATAATTTTTACCCTCCCAAGCCTTTTAACTCTTGGAGTTTTAACCAAACTACTTACGAATGGGAAGCTCCTGTTGCCAGTCCAAATAACAGTTGGGCTTACGACTGGGACGAGGACTCACAACAATGGGTAGCTAAGGATCCTGGTCCGAAACCATATCCAAGCTGGACATTTAACGAACAAACTAACCGATGGGATCCTCCGGTTCCCTTCCCTGATTATGATGACGGGAATAGCTACACATGGAATGAAGAAACCACTTCATGGGTAGTAGACCCTGCCTGATAAATCAAAGACTCTATATTTTTATCATTAACCATGATCACCCTTATCCGTCCAATTCTTTTTTCGTTTATCAACTCCGAAAAGGTCAAGCGTTTGATCGTAGATCTTTTGACCAAACTGGCTGAACAAACCGACAACACTGTGGATGATGAAGCAGTGAAGTTCATCGAACGCGGACTGTTCGGTGCCAACGTGGAGTGATCCTCCTTCATTTCCTTCTCTAACGCTTCCAGAAGCGCCTGTGATGCCTGCGCCGGTCCTAGAAGTACCAAGGGCAAAGATACCTTCTTACAAGCCCCTTGTAGTCCCTCCTAGCGACCTACGCCCACCACCGGGAGTAAAGGGATCGAACGAGGACAAGTCGCCAGACAAAACAAAAGCACCTAAACCAAAAGAGGTGCAAATGATTGACGTGCCATTTACGGATAAAGAGATCCCAATGCCGTCAACAGAAATTATGACTGCAGCAGCAACAACAGCAGTTATCTCTGTTGCTGCCACCCTTACTGCTACATCTATTTTTAAATACCTTGTGATGGTAATGAAGCCCCTACTTAAACAAGCATGGAGCAAATTAACAAAGAAGAAGAAGTAAGAAAACCACTTCTAAAAAAAGTAAAAGAACACGCTGAAAAAGACTTAGAAATCCTGGGGACATTTGTCCGCCTTGGTGTTGTCGTTTGGAGCGGTTTTATCATCACGCTCAATTACGTGGATCTACCCATGATCAAAAAAGGTCAAAGTGGTGGTGACATAACTTTCGTAGCCAGTGTCTTTACAGGTGCTTTGGCTACGTTTGGTTTAAATACATCTAACAGTAAGAACGGAAAGCCAACCAACTGTCCAATGCAACAAAAGAAAAAAGAGGAATGTTAAAACTACTTTTTTTGATCCTTATCGCTTCTCCGGCTGCAGCTCAACAAGTAACCCCTAATTTTACTCAGGGGTCCATGCAGTCAACCACTACTACCACCGTTGATATTACTCGAACTATCGAGACTGAAATCATGGGTGGTGATTACAAATCATGGAGCGGAACCAACGTAACCCCCAGCGGGGATATTTTGAGCGACTCTACAACTTATTCAGTAACCAACGCAGGCGAACAGTTTCAACTGGAGACCGTAGTTCGGGATGCGGGAGTTGTGGAAACTATCAGCATCGACGAGGTCATCGAATCAACCTCTACCACTACCTCGCTGTCGGTCTTCTCTCAGTAAGCCCTGCGTTTGCTACTGAAGACCCAACTGTCCAAAACAGCTCTAACCCCGTAGCAGCAGCAACGGGCAATGTGACTAACCAGGCGGTGCAATTCCAAAACAACGGTGCACCGTCTCGTCAATACTTTGCCAATAACGTCAGTTGTAACGGGGCTACGATGCAGCTCAGCCCGTTTTATATGGGCAACGACACTATCCCTGACGAATCATCGGGATATGTTCGCACCAATAACTTTGGTATGCAGATCAACTTTAGTGTTCCGCTTGACGGAAGCATGATCGAGTTGTGTAAAAGCATTGCCAGAAAACACGAACAAAAACTACGTCTTGATTACGAACTTGTTCGTGCTCTTAAATGTACGGAAATCATGAAAGCTGGGTTTATGTTTAGACCTGGCAGTCGTGTAGAGGTTCTTTGTCATGACGTAGTGCCAATAGTGAGTATTAAAAGTGTCGCACAAAAAAAAGTGGCCGTCGATTAAAGGTGCTAAGCCTAGTAAATCTACGCCAGTTAAATACTATCCAGGTCTCGGTATTGCGCCTACCATTAAACAAGCAAAACGGTTGCCTGGTGAACGTAAAGGCTACAACGTATGAAAAAGAAAGCGACGGAGGATCAGTTCAACGAACTCCATAACCTCGTCACAAAAGAGTTTCTTGCTCGTATCAAATCGGGTGAGGCAACTACACAAGACCTAAAAGCAGCCTGTGATTGGCTGAAAACTAATGACATCAGTGGTGTGGCTTATGACGGCAATCCACTGTCCAAGCTCGCTCAGGTAATGCCTGAGATCGACCCTGAAATGGTACAAAAACGACTCTATGGCTCAGCAGTCCGGTAGCGCATCAGCCGCTCACTACGCCGGTAACCGCCGATCCTTGATGGTCAAGCGTGCTTATCAGCGCAGACACAACAAAAAACAGAAAGAAGTTAATCGCAGAGTTGCACTAAAGCGTATTAACCGACAAAAGGGCACCTACGGAAACGGTGACGGCAAAGATGTATCCCACAGAAAAGATGGGACAACCTTTATGGAAACAGCATCTAAGAACAGAGCTAGAAACCGTAGTCGTGCATGACCCCTTTACTTCCTACCCCTGATCACTACTTACACAACCTAATAACCATGACGTCCTCTGAAGCCAAGCGCCTTTGGAGGCGCAGCATCAAAGAACACTTTGGATGCACATGTGTTTATTGCGGAATTACTTATGACTTACATGAACTCACACTTGATCACGTACATCCTCGTTCTCTTGGGGGCGAAGACATTACATCAAATGTCGTACCAGCGTGTTCCAGTTGTAATCAGGACAAAGGAAGCCTCCATTGGCGCTCTTGGATGAGAGACCAATTTGGAATGAATCTACTTAGGGAAGGATTAATCCTTTCACACATCCAATAACACACCCAAATAAATAATACCGCGCTCCGAAAGGGGCGCTTTTTTTATGTCAACGCCTGCAAAAGTGCAGGAGTGGCTTCGTAATAATAATGGCAATCTTTTAGATGCTTATAAAGCTGTCAAATACGAAGGTCCTCCTCTAAAAATTAAGGAAGGTAGTCTTAGCAAAGATCGTTCTAATATCCGTGTTTCTTTACGCGGAGAAAATGGTGATGTTGCTCGCAGAAAGTTCGACACCACTTCCACACCTACAGCTCATTACGAATCAAAACAACTTGCCAAAAAAAGTTCTGCGGTTTCACAACAAGCTGAAATGTTTGGTCTTGAAGGTTCTCGTATTGAGCACTTAGCAGACCAAGACGATGCTAAACATATGACCGCCGGAGCACCCGGAGATCCTACAAATAAAGCCATTGTAAAAGCATCTGACGCTGAATTTAAAAACGAAGTCAAACGTAGGCTTGGTAAAAACTACGCTGTTACCCTCAATCCAGCAGAAGAATCAGTTAAAGCTGTACCCAAACAGTATTACAGTCCTATTGCTGATCCAAATACCCTTCCTGGATATAACTTACGTAACCTAAAAGATCTTGCAAAATTAGTTGCTCGTCATGGTGGTAAGAGCATGCTTGGAAGTGTCTCTGGTGTTTTACTTGGACTTGCGCCTGATGTTCTACAAGCAATAGATGAAAGAACTGACGGTGGCATCAACAAAGCTATTGATACAGCTATTCAGCCTTTACGAGAAAGGGTTGAACAGTCTGCCGAGTTTTACACCAATCTTTGGGCAGATCGTCAAGCCAAAGGCTACGACCTCCACATTTTCTAACTTACCCATATGTCAAACGTCCTAGAGGCGTTACAGGGTGACTTCAAGCTGTTTCTACAAGCGATGTGGTCACAACTTGATCTACCCGAGCCTACTAAAGCACAATACGCAATCGCTGATTATTTACAGCACGGTCCAAAACGACTACAGATTCAAGCCTTCCGTGGGGTTGGTAAGTCTTGGATTACTGGAGCGTTCGTGTTGTGGGTCCTTTTTAACAACCCCGAAAAGAAGATCATGATTATCTCCGCTTCAAAAGAGCGTGCAGACAACATGTCTATCTTCCTACAAAAACTAATCATTGAAACGCCATGGCTTTCTCATTTACGCCCGAAGTCCGACGATGCAAGGTGGTCGAGGATAAGCTTCGATGTGAACTGCTCACCAGCCCAAGCACCAAGCGTAAAAAGCGTGGGCATCACTGGGCAGCTAACCGGAAGCCGCGCAGATTTAATGATTCTCGACGACATTGAAGTTCCTGGTAACTCAATGACAGAAATGATGCGGTCAAAGCTTCTACAACTCTGTACAGAAGCTGAGTCAATCCTTACACCAAAGGATGACTCCCGCATCATGTACCTCGGTACACCTCAAACTACTTTTACGGTCTATAAAAAGCTTGCAGAACGTAATTATCGACCCCTTGTGTGGCCTGCACGGGTTCCACGCAAGATGGCTAACTACGAAGGCGTCATAGCTCCCCAACTGCAAGCTGACATCGATAACGGTGCTCAACCGTGGGATGTAACTGACCCGGATCGCTTTCAAGATGATGACCTACTTGAACGTGAAGCGTCCATGGGACGTAGTAACTTCATGCTTCAGTTCATGCTGGATACCAGCCTTTCTGACGCAGAGAAGTTCCCACTTAAAAACAGTGACCTTATCGTCACTTCTGTTAATCCTACTGACGCTCCAGACAACATCATCTGGTGCTCAGACCCACAAAATTGTATTAAAGAACTCCCGACTGTCGGACTACCTGGAGATTATTTCTACAGTCCAATGCAGCTCCAGGGCGAATGGGGTCCTTACTCTGACTCAATCTGCAGCGTTGACCCGTCGGGTCGTGGATCGGATGAAACAGTCGCGGCTTATATCAGCCAACGAAATGGTGTCATGTACTTGCACGAGATGCGTGCTTACTCGGACGGATACAGCGACAACACGTTACTGGACATTCTAAGAGGTTGTAAAAAGTACGGAACTAAGACACTGCTTATTGAATCTAACTTTGGAGACGGTATCGTTGCTGAACTATTTAGGAAACATCTTCAACAGACTAAACAAGCCCTCCACATCGAAGAAACACGTGCCAACGTACGTAAAGAAGACAGAATTATTGACACCCTTGAGCCTGTACTTAATCAACACCGGCTTGTTATAGACAAAAAGGTAGTTGAATGGGACTACGCCTCTAATCCA